ATCTATGATCTTCCACAGCTGCACCGATCAATGTTGGATGTTTTAGGAATTAAAAATGCGGACAAACTCGTACCTTTACCAGATGATCAGAAACCTTCAGACCCTGTATCTGAGAATCAAGCGGCGCTTAAAGGCAAACCGTTAAAGGCGTTTTTGTTCCAAAATCATCAAGCTCATATTCAAGTCCACCAGTCCATGATGCAAGACCCAGTCATTATGGGAATCATTGGACAGAACCCACAAGCTAACCAAATCATGGCGGCTCTTCAGGCCCACATGGGTGAACATGCTGGATATATGTATCGTCAACAAGTTGAGGAACAACTCGGTATGGCTATGCCGCCAGAGGATGAAAAGATGAGTCCCCAGCTCGAGACTGCATTGTCTGGGATGCTTGCACAAGCTGCCCAACAAGTTGCCCAACAACATCAGGCACAGGCTGCTCAACAGCAAGCTCAACAGCAAGCGCAGGATCCTGTTTTACAAATGCAACAGCAAGAACTGCAAATTGCACAACAAGAAGTTCAAATCAAAGCTCAAAAGGCCCAGATGGAAGCGCAAATTGCTCAAGCAAAACTACAGCTCGAGCAACAAAAAATAGCTGGCGACCAACAGCTAGGCGCATACAAAGCCGGTATCGATATGGCCAAACACAAAAACCAAATCGATACACAAGAGAAGCAGGCCGCACTCAATACGATTGTTGATGTTGCAAAACACAGAAATCAGACTGCCGCGGCTGACAGACAGATCGGCATACAAACCGGTGCCGATATTGCTAAACACAAAGCCGAACTTGCTATGAGAAGGCGAGAGGCCAACAAAGGTAAACAATGATCCAAGACTTCGCACGCGTATTGCGCGAAAAAATACGCACCGACATGAACAACTATGCCGATGACATGGCTGGTGGTTCTTGCCGCTCTTTCGAAGAATATCAAAAACTCTGCGGGCTTATTTCAGGTCTGGCCATTGCAGAGCGTTACCTCCTAGACCTGCTAAAAGAAAGTGAAGAAGATGAGTGATTTAATTTTGCCAGCTGGCGTCTCAATGCCAGAAACCATCCAACCTGTGGAGGCCCCACAAGAGAATGCAACCAATGAAGAGAAGGCCACTGTATTACCAGAACCAACCGGTTACAAAATTCTTTGCGGAGTGCCCGACATTTCCGACAAGATTGATGGAACTGATTTGGATCTGATAAGACCATCCCAATACGCGGTACAAGAACAACACGCTACAACCGTTTTGTTTGTGCTTAAGGTTGGGCCCGATGCATATAAAGACCCAGAAAAGTACCCCACTGGAGCGTGGTGCAAGCCTGGAGATTTTGTGCTAACTCGTACTTATTCTGGTACACGTTTTAAAATATTCGGCAAAGAATTTAGGCTCATCAACGATGACCAAGTCGATGCTGTTGTTGAAGACCCACGCGGCATAAGCCGTGCATAAAGGAAAACCATGAGCGAATTTAAGTTTCCCGATGAAATTGACAAACCAGTCGAAATTGAAATCGATGATGAAGTTGAGATTGAAATTGTCGATGACACGCCCGACCGGGACAAAGGTAAACAACCTTTAAACAAGGAAGTTGCCGATCCTACCGACGACGAAATTGCGAGTTACTCACAGAATGTTCAAAGCAGAATCAAAGAATTGACTCATGCTAGACACGATGAGAGGCGCAAAGCTGAAGCAGCAATGCGTGAGAAACAAGAACTAGAGAGCCTAACGCTACAACTTTTAGAAGAAAACAAGTCTCTTAAAAGCAACGTCCAGGCTGGCCATCAATACATAGCCACTTCTGCTAAAGAGAAAGCTGAATCTGACCTAATAGCGGCAAGAAAACAGTATAAAGAAGCTCAAGAAGCCTATGATACTGATGCCATTATTGCGGCTCAAGAGGCTTTAACTGATGCCAAATGGCGTATTGAATCGTTGAAAAATTACCGTCCTGCTTTACAAGAGCAAGAAAATACGGTACAAACTCAACCTAGACAGACTCAATCTGTACAACCAGACGAAAAATCCCTGCGCTGGCAGGCAAAAAACCAGTGGTTTGGTTCTAATGGGTTTGAAGAAGTTACCAGCTTTGCGCTAGGGCTGCATCAAAAACTAGTCAACTCGGGTGTAGACCCGCGCTCCGATGAATACTATCAACAGATAGATTCACGCATCAAAAACACGTTCCCGGAAGTTTTCGGCGAACAAAAATCGGCACAAGCCGCAAAGCGTCCTTCGAATGTAGTTGCTCCAGCGTCACGATCTTCAGGCGTGAAAAAGGTTCAATTAACACCGACGCAAGCTGCGTTAGTGAAGAAATTTAATCTTGATCCCAAGAAGTATTACCTTGAACAACAGAAATTGGAGGCACAAAATGGTTGATGTTAAGAAAACTCGTGAGATTGAAACCCGTGATAAAGAGGTTCGTGTGGAATACAAACCCTCGAGCCAATTGCCGGACCCTACACCCGAGCCAGGTTATGTGTATCGTTACATTATGACGCACATACTAGGCAAGGCGGATCACACCAGATTGTCTCGCATGAGACGTGACGGTTGGGAGCCAGTAAAGGCGGCAGACCATCCTGAGTTGATGCTTGATGGGAATAATGAAGGCAACGTAGAAGTCGGTGGTTTGATTTTGTGCAAAAACACAGTAGAGAACTTCGAGGCCTACAAGCGTTATTATGCCAAGCAAGCAGCAGATCAGATGGAATCAGTGGACAACAGTTTCATGAAAGACAGTGATCCCAGGATGCGCAAGTTTTCGGAGAGAACATCTACGACGACTCGCGGTGCTGGATTTGGCGCAAGATAATTTAATTCAGGAGTCCTTAAATGGCATATCCCATTATTCCCGCTCCATACGGGTTTAAAGCGGTCAGTGAGTTCGGCGGTCTACCCTACGCAGGGTCAACCCGCATGTACCCCATTGCTACTGCTTATGGCACATCGTTGTTCAATGGCGACATTGTTCAGCTCTCTGGCGGTACTATTGTTACCACTACCATGTCTGCCGCATCGTCGCCTGCTACTCCAGTAGCGGGTACTTTGGGCATTTTTGTTGGTGCAGAGTACACAAACTCATCCAGTCAGATCGTTCGCGGTCAGTACTGGCCCGCAAGCACATCGTCTAACTATGCCGTTGGCTACGTTATTGATGATCCCCGCACTGTGTTTAAAGCCGCCGTGGTTGCTCAAGGTACTTCCTTGTCCAATACAGCGTCTACCATTGGCTATGTTAATCAAACTTTTGTTGGTACTAATATGTATGCCGTTACTGGCACTGCAGGTAATACCACAACTGGTGATTCAGCTATGGCCGTGTCTGGTGCAGTTGTTAGTTCTGGTACTTCTGGTAACACACGCATTGCAACATTGTTGCCTTTCCGTGTAGTTAGCTTGGTGCAAGATACTGCCGTCTCTGTTTCTGCTACTGCTTCTACCTCTGGTTCAAGCACAACTGTGACATTGACTGCGGCCAATACTGCGATCCAGCCCGGAATGCAGTTGATTTGTTCAACAGGCACAGGTTCCGCTCAAGGTAACTATATTTCTGTAGTGACTGTAAGTGGAACTACGGTAACTGTGAATTCCGCTGTCACTTTGGCATCTGGTTCACAAGTTTCTTTTGTTGGTTATCCTGAAGTTTTAGTCGTATGGAATCAATCATTCCAAGGTATGACTAACACTGCTGGCGTTTAATTAAGGAGCACTTAAATGGCTATTTCACGCGCACAACTGCTTAAAGAGTTGCTCCCTGGTTTGAACGCATTGTTCGGTCTAGAGTACGCCCGTTACGGCGAAGAGCACAAAGAGATCTACGAAACTGAGAAATCAGAGCGTAGCTTTGAAGAAGAGACAAAACTGTCAGGCTTCTCAGCCGCACCAGTCAAGGCCGAGGGCACAGCCATCAGCTACGACAATGCGCAAGAGGCATTTACAGCTCGCTATAACCACGAAACCATTGCTTTGGGTTTCTCAATCACTGAAGAGGCGATTGAAGATAACTTGTACGACAGCTTGTCTGCTCGTTACACCAAAGGTTTGGCCCGTGCTATGGCATACACCAAGCAAGTCAAAGCTGCCGCAGTTTTGAACAATGCTTACAACGCCGCTTATGTCGGCGGTGATGGTGTATCTTTGTTGAATACTGCTCATCCCTTGGTGAACGGTGGCACAAACTCCAACACTGCGTCTACCCCTGCTGACTTGAACGAGACTTCTCTTGAGAATGCCGTCATTCAAATCGCAGCTTGGACAGACGAGCGTGGTCTTTTGATCGCCGCACGCCCCAAGAAGTTGATTGTTCCACCAGCTCTAATGTTCGTTGCAACCCGTTTGCTCGACACAGAATTGCGTGTTGGTACAAACAACAACGACATCAACGCGTTGAAGAACAATGGTTCGATTCCAGAGGGTTACACAGTTAACCACTTCTTGACCGCAACCAATGCATGGTTCTTGACTACTGATGTGCCAAATGGCTTGAAGCATTTCGAGCGTACACCTCTCCAGAATTCAATGGATGGAGATTTCGATACAGGGAACGTTCGCTACAAATCTAGAGAACGTTACTCTTTTGGTTGGTCCGACCCACTAGGTATTTACGGATCATACTAATAAAATCAACAACTTAGGTTGATTAAGAAGGGCCTCACAAGGGCCCTTTTTTATGTGTTATAATTCCCTGTATCGTAACACAGGAGGAGTATATGGAATACCCAGACAATCGCGCAGAAGCTAAATCAACGGGAGCAAAGTTTTACTTTACTGGTATTGCCTGTAGTCGTGGGCATATTGCTTTACGCAAGACCAAAGGATCGTGTGTAGAGTGCATGAAAGAAGACTGGAAGATTGATAATGAAAAACGCAAGGAGAAACCAAAGTCGGAGGCAGCAAAAGAAGCTGGACGTAGATACTATGAGCGCAATAAAAACATGGTAAAAGCCAGGGCAAATGCACGTCCAAAAGAAGAAGTAAACCAATATAAATTACGACACAAAGAAAATAATCCTGAATACTATAAAGCTCTTACTAGTGTACGCAAGCGCAGACATAGGAATGCCACACCCAAGTGGATAACGCCAGAACAAAAGCTGGCCATGCGAAATCTGTATTTAAAGGCGCAAGAGCTCAGTAAAATAGCTGGGCAAAGGTATGTAGTTGACCATATTATTCCGCTCATCTCAGAGTCTGTATGTGGTCTACATGTGCCTTGGAATCTACGAGTTATCACCCAAGAAGAGAATTTAAAAAAGTCTAACAAACTTGTTGACACCATGCGTGTATAGTGTATATTGTAGGTTGTCTGGGACTTTTTCTCTTGTTGCCACTGGCCCAGCAGACGATGCAACGATTAACAAGAGTTCTTTTGCATAAGGAAATATCATGGGACGCAGTACCTTTGAAGGCCCAATTCTGGCC